CTGGTTATGCAATACCTAATTCTCGTGTTTCGGTTGATGCAGTTCGAGTAAATACTTCAGATTTGCCGGACACGACAGATCCAGATACTGCCACAACATTTAAGTTTCCTGCTCCAGTATATCTTGAACCTGGTGTTGAATTTGCCCTTGTTGTAAGTACCGACTCTCCGGAGTATGTTTTACACTCTGCAAAAATAGGAACACCTATTCTTGGCACAGATCGACTGGTATCAAAACAGCCAGCATCTGGTGTTTTATATAAACCATCGAATGCATCACTAATAACTCCTTTTGAAGATGAAGATTTGATGTACGTTTTTCGCAAATGTGTATTTTCAACAAGTAACACAGGAATTGCATTATTTAATGTTCGTGCGCCATCTTCAAACGTTGAAATGGATGCAATGTATGTTAGAACTGATCAGGTTAAATTTGCAACTTCTACTGTTGACTACCAGTACAAAGCAACATTAAAATCTACAGGAATTTTAGATTCTTCATTTAGGTCTTTCATTCCAAATAGAGATTATGAGTTTATTGATGGTGAAGGTCGTAGAAGAATTGATGAAAATAGATCTGATCAATTTGTTTTAAAGTCTGAGATGTCTACTCTAAATGAAGATGTTTCTCCATTTGTTGATGTACAAAGAGCTGGTTTATTTACAATTGAAAATTTAATTAATAATGCCAATTTATCAAATTCGGTTGTTGTTGTTACTGATGGCGGAGCAGGTCATACGACTCCAACGGTGACAATTTCTGGGGGAAATGGAAGTGGGGCAGTGGGTGTTGCAAATGTCGTAGGCGGTGTTGTTAAAAGAATTGACATTACAAGCTTTGGTTCAGGTTATACAGAAACACCAACAATTACAATAACTGAAGGTGGTGCAACAAGAAACGCATCTGCCATAATTTCGGGTGAAACAAATAGTTTTGGAGGTAATTATCTTGCTCGTTATATTAGTCGGCGCGTCACTCTAAATGATGGATTTGATTCTAGCGATCTTCGCGTATTTTTGACGGCATATAAACCTCCGGCTACGGACATTCAGGTATATTATAAGATACTAAACGAAGAAGATTCTGATGATTTTGACACAAAAACATATAGAAGAATGTTGCAAAAAACACCATCTGGTGTAACATCGGCAAATTACAACGACTACATTGAATATGAATATCGTCCATCATTAAATACTGATTCCATTCTTTATACAAGTGGAACTACAACATATGAAACTTTTAAACATTTTGCTATAAAAATTGTGTTAAGTAGTACAGATACAACACTTGTTCCCAAAGTTCGTGACATGAGAGCAATTGCTCTACCGGCAGGATAATATGACAAAAGTAAGAATTACAGATACACAATATGTTCGTGATATTCATTCAAAAGCCATTTTAAATACAAATAGGGCACAACTCGATGAATACAAAGTGAAAAAGAACATGATGGCCAAAGTAAACGAAATAAATAAACTAAAAGAAGAAGTTTCCGAGATTAAAGATACCATGAGTAAAATACTAGCATTGTTGTCGGAGAAAAAATAATGGCAGTTAGTAATGTCGCATTGACAAACACTTTTGACCAATGGAGATTGGTTACAAATCAACTTGCTGTTATTGCAAATGATATTCTTGGTGATGGTCTTTCAACATATCGCAACTTGACTGCAAACGTTGTTACTGCAAACGTTGTTACCATTTCAACAATGAATGTTGAATCAACAATTATTGCAGCATTTAATGCTGCTAACTCGGCTGGATCTTCTGCCTCAGCTAATGCTGCATTTGATCAAGCTAATGCAGCATTCACTCAAGCTAATGCTACATTTGATCAAGCTAATGCAGCATTCACTCAAGCTAATTCTGTTTACTTACCTTCCGTTACTCGTCTAAGCGTAACGAATAGTGGTTCCTCTGCATATTTAATAGATCAATATTCAGGTAATAATCCTGAAATTTTTATTTCCTCAGGTGAAACGATAGCATTTAATTTAAATGTTACTGGCCATCCATTTATGATTCGTCAATCAAGCGGTGGTTCAAATTATAACACAGGTCTAACTCATGTTGCAACAAATGGAACTGTATCCACAAATTCAGCAGCTCAAGGTCAAGTGACTGGTACACTATATTGGAAAGTTCCATTTGAACTATCTAGTAACATCTATGTTTATCAATGCTCTGTTCATAGTGGAATGGTTGGATTTATAAAAATAAGACACCCAGGTGGAAAATCGTCAGGACTAATAACTACATTAACTGATGCGGCAACTATTACGCCAGATTTTTCATCAAACAATAATTTTAAAGTAACACTTGGTGGTAATCGTACACTTGCTAATGCAACAAATACAACAGTGGGTCAGTCTGGTGTAATATATCTTATTCAAGATGGCACAGGTAGTAGAACAGTATCATTTGGTTTGGCATATAAGTTTGTTGATAATTCTGCTCCAACTTTAACAACAACTGCAAATGCTGTTGATGCAATTGTCTATTCAGTAAGAACTGCAAATTCTTATGTGTGCAATGCCTTATTAAATGTTGGTAATAGTAATGATACTTGAGATTATATGATGTCAGATAATGTTAATCTTTTGCTTTTAAGTAAAAATGAGTATCCGGTTTTCAACTCGCTGCGCTTCCGCGCGAGCAATAGTGGCAACCTTAGAAGGACGTTTTCCGCTACCTCGACAAACTTTGATGTGCAGACCTTTTCCCTATGGTTCAAGCGCGGGAGACTTACGTTAACTGACGCTGTTATCGCAAATTGCCTAATCACGCAATTCGGTTCCGGCGGCAACTATCCAACCTTTGAGCTTGGCTTTGAACCAAGTAGCGATCAACTTGTGTTTATGAACAGAACCGGCGGATCGACGTACAACTATCGCTTGGTCACGACGGCGCAGTTTCGTGATCCATCGGCTTGGTATCACCTCGTCATCGCATACGACAGCAGTCTTGCCACAAGCACCGACCGCATCAAGATGTGGATTAACGGGGTGCAGATTACTTCGTTTTCGTCCGCAACCTATCCGGCGCAGAACACAGATAGTCAGTTTGCAAACATTACCTATTCGGGGTCCTCCGACATTGGCAGTTTCTTTAATAACAGCAGATATTTCGACGGCTACATGGCCGAGGTGAACTTCATCGACGGCCAAGCCCTGACACCTTCCAGTTTCGGCCGAACCGACAGCACGACGGGCGTGTGGGTTGCAAACAAATACGCAGGCACCTACGGCACCAACGGTTTCTATCTTAAATTCGCCGACGCTTCCGCCGCGACCGCAGCAGCAATCGGAAAGGACAGCTCGGGCAACGGAAATAATTTTACGCCAAGCGGCATCAGCGTTACCAGCGGCACGACGTTCGACCAGATGACCGACACGCCGACGTTGAACTATTGCGTGCTGAATCCAATCGACAAAAATACCAATCTTGCATTCTCGAATGGAAACCTGACCGCCATACCTTCAAGCATTGCTGACTATTGGCTGGGTCGCGCAACAATGGCTTTGCCCACGACGGGTAAATGGTACTGGGAATTAACCCTCAATAATACCCCTATCCTTTATCAAGCTGGTATTTATTCTGCAAACAGACCAAATAGCGGTGCCACTTCAAGCACAGGAAATGAATATCAAGTAGCGTGGGGAACTACGTATACATATATTCAATTTCAATCAAATAATGCCGCATTTTCCGCATGGGGAACAAATACAAATCCCACATCGGGCAATGTGCTCATGTTTGCTGTTGATTGTGACAATGGAACAATGTGGGTTGGAAGAAATGGAACTTGGTATAACACAAGTGGAACAGCAAACCCCGCAACTAATACAGACCCTAGATTTTCGTCAATTCCGTCTGGAATGTTTCCGGGTGTAAACTTACCAAATCCGGCATCTGGTGGCGTGACAATGAATTTTGGCCAGCGCAGCTTCGATTACGCCGCTCCCTCTGGATTCAAGGCTCTGAACTCTACCAACCTCCCGACGCCCAGCATCAAGAAGAGTTCACTCTTTTTTGATGCCACGCAGCGGACCGGAACGGGCGCAACGGCATCGGTGTCCTCTCTTGGGTTCCAACCGGATCTCGTGTGGATCAAGTCGCGCAGCAATGCAACATCACACAACCTCTTCGATAGTTCGCGTGGGGTGCAAAAGGGATTTAACACTAACGCTAGCGGTCCACAATACACCGACGCCAACTCGCTGACGGCATTCAACGCCAACGGCTACTCGCTTGGCAGCGATGCCTCGTCTCGCGGTGTTAACATCAACGTCAACACCTACGTTGATTGGGTTTGGAAAAAAAGTGCAACGCCGGGATTTGATATCGTAACTTACACAGGAAACGCAACCAATCGAACAATCGCGCATTCGCTTGGAGTTGTTCCCAAGATGATGATCATAAAAAACGTTGACACCAGTGCGTCTCCGGCTTCGGTACCGGTGTTTTACCATTCCAAGCTCAACGGAGGAACAACCCCAGCCAACTACTACATGTATATGTCATCGGCAGCGGTAGAAGGTGCTTACGGATTATTTTTTAACAACACTATTCCAACATCATCTGTCTTTACGGTTGGAACTGATTCCTTTGTCAATCAAAACACATGCAGCATTGTCGCCTACCTCTGGTCCGAGGTCGATGGCTTTAGTAAGATCAGCGACTACACCGGCAATGGCTCGACAGACGGGCCTTTTGTGTTCTGCGGATTTAGGCCTAAGTTCGTGATGATCAAGGCGCGCAACTTTGCGACTAGCTGGGTAATGGCAAACGCATCGAACAAGGACAACGAGATTATCAATTTTGTTTTCGCGGATCTTGCGAATCAAGGCGCGCAACTTTGCGACTCATTGGGTTATGGCAAACGCATCGAACAAGGACAACGAGATTATCAATTTTGTTTTCGCGGATCTTGCGAACGCCGATACAACTTCGAACGTCTACGGCTTCGATCTTTTGTCAAACGGCTTTAAGCTACGTGCTCCAACCGGCTACTCGGTAAACAATAGTGGCATTAGCTATCTGTTTGCTGCATATGCCGAAACCCCATTTAAGTACGCGAGGGCCAGATAAAATTTTGATGATTTTTGTAACACTAAATAGCTAATATCACTTAATTTGTAGTTATATTTGAAGTTTTTGAGCGTGCTAAAAAATAACGGAGTTAATTTAGATGGCCATCAGTAATGTATCACTAACGAACACGTTTGATGAATGGAGAGTAACTACAAATCAACTTATTGTTGTAACTAACGATTTGCTTGGTGATGGTCTACAAACTTATCGTAGTGTTACTGCAAATATTGTTACTGCAAATAATTTATTTTTTGGTTCACTAAATGTTGTTTCTACTCTTTCTTCCGCGTTTGACAAAGCAAATAGTGCAAATGTAATAGCAGTTGCTGCATTTGATAGATCTAATATAGCAAACAGTGCTGCCAGCAATGCTGCCAGCAATAGTATATTAAAGACTGGCGACACAATGACAGGAACACTTGTTGTTCCAACAATAAATGTTAGTCAAAATTTAAGAGCAACTGGCGGAACAATAGATATTGCCGCCGCAAATATATTATCTCAAACGTTAACTGACGCCTCAACAATTTCTTGGGACACTTCTCTTGGTCAAATAGCAACCGTAACTCTTGCTGGAAATAGAACGCTTGCAAATGCAAGTAGTTTAAGAGTTGGTACATATATTCTCCATGTAATACAGGATGGCACTGGTGGTAGAACACTAACTTTTTCAAATCAATATAAATTTACCGCTAACGTTAATCCAACTTTAACTAGTGGTGCAAATAGGAGAGATTTATTTTCATTTGTTTCTGATGGTACCAATATGTTTGGTGCAATGATACCGGATGTTAGATCGTAATTTGAAGCAAACATCATGCTCGCAATAATATCTCGCCCATACGCAATAGTAAATGTAACATCAACAACAAGTAATTATAATTTAAGATCTTCTGTTGGATCTACTATTGGTGTTCCTAATGCAAACTTTCCCATTAATGTTTATGCATTTGTTACTGCCGCGGTAACAGGTTCCTCTGCAGGTGTTCCTGCATATAGAACCGGTTCTGGTTGGCATGGCGGCACAGACATTTACATAAAAAATTCTAGCACTATTACAGGAGTAGCAGGAGCTACAGGAACACCTGGCTCAGGTGGTGCTGGTGGTAAGGGAAATGGCGGACCCAATGATGGCGCTCAAGGTAATCAAGGTGGCACAGGTGGAACTGGTGGGACAGGAGGAACTTCTTTTACTGCGGATACTGTATCAAATATTCGTATAGTTCTTGATAATGGATCTGGAACATTTACGGGTGGCTCTGCAGGCTCCGGTGGAACAGGTGGCGGTGGCGGTGGTGGTGGTGGGGCTGCAGGTAGAACTGATGTTGCACCAGGACCATATACTCCTGGCTATTCTATGTTCTTTGGTGGCGGTGGTGGTGGTGCTGGTGCAGGAACTCCTGGAGCTTCAGGTGGTGCTGGTGGCACTGGTACAGGTGGTGGTACAAATGGAGGTGCTGGAACAACTACAACTTCCGGATCAACAACGGTCTGATGTCACAGCAACAACGGGGGGTGCTGGGGGTAATTTAGGCAGTGCCGGAAATCCTGGCGGTTCAAATGCATATGGATCAGGCACGTATGGATTTAGATCTGGTGGACCTATCGGACCAACAGGACCCTCAGGATCTCAGGGAAATTCAGTTTCTGGCAATTCTAACATAAGATATATTTCAACGGGAACAAGAACTGGTCCTATATCGTAATTGAGGATGATAAATGAAAATCGATTTTAAATTTAAAATTCTAGATATTGATCTATCTCAACATTCGATTGTTGTTAGATACTATACTGATAAAATTACAGAAGATAGTCTTGCAACATCTTTTAATTCTGATGGATCCATAATGAGAAAAGATGACGGTTCTCCCGTTAGATGTCAGACGGATTATAATTTAAATATTTGGAAAACAAATCCACCACCGACTGAAGAAGAAATCATTAAATACATAAATGATTGTTTTCCTTATGAGTGGTTTAAATTGAAATATGATGTATTAGATGAAAATGTGGACACATCGTTATCTTTAATAAAAAATATTATGAATAAAGAATTTAAATCTCAAGTTGATAAAACTCAAAAGACTTTATCGGATGATGAAATAGAAAAATTACTTGAGGAATTAACTAAAACCAATTCTTGATTTATACAAATTTTGGTCCAGTTACCCAAATAACTATGCTTTTTCTAATTCCTTGTGTAACCGGTTTTACTCTATGAATGATATATGATGGAAAAAATATGATTCTTCCCCTTTTTAGTAGAATATCTTCTGGTTTTTTTTCATTTCCATTATTGATTTGAAATTCGCCGCCAAAAAAATCTTTATTGGGTTCAGAAATACACAAGACACAAGATAATTTTCTTGTTTGATTATATTTTGTGGCACCATGCACTATATCCATGTGCCAATCATATTTTCCTTTTTCGGTTGAATGATATTCCGTATATTGAAAAGACTCATAACCGTTTAAATTATAATTATAGAATCTTTCATTTATTTGCATTATTACGGAATTAAATTTTTCAAAAATCCAATCAGTATTTTCATTTCTATTGTAGAATTTTATTTGAGATTTTCTTATTTTTTTTAGTTCTTTTTCATCAAGTTCATCTATTACTGTAGCATTTTCCGTTTTTTCTAATGAACAAACACTTTCAATTTTATAAAGGTCTTCATTACTAAAAGCGTTATCCCAATAAGCCCAGGAATATGTTGCAAAGGATCTTTCTTCCGGATTATTATAAATTGTTTTATACATTTTTACCTCACAAAAACATCATATTAAGTATATATGAATTTGTTTTTGATGGTTTTTATATTACTAAATAGCTAAAAGGGAAAGAAGATGGCATCTTACGCGGAAATCATAGTGGATCAGGGGTCTACTTTTAGTACAATTTTGACTCTAACTGAAGATACAACCAATCTACCAATCGATGTTTCAAACTACACAATAAATGCAAACATAAAAAAGTCGTACTATTCGGCAAATAATACTGCAGTTTTTACATCTACAATCAACGACGCCGGAAACGGAAATGTAACTATTTCCCTAACAGCAGACTCATCGGTAAATATAAAGTCTGGTAGATATGTCTATGATGTCAAAGTGACAAGTCCTGCAAACGTGGTAACAAGAATAGTTGAAGGAATATTAACTGTCACTCCTAGAGTATCATAAAAATGGCAATAGCTATAAGAATAAATTCTCAAAATCAACAAAAAGTTAGGGCGCAAACACCTATTGCGACTTCTAGACTTTCTACATTAACTGAAAA